TTCACCCGCCCTTGGTGGTGCCTTCGCTGCTGGAGCATGTGGAACTGGAACTGCAATAGGTCCCTCTGGCACAGCAACCAGCGGCACCACATCGACCATCGTCACGAACCTGACGCTGGCGCGGGACTTGCGTGGTTACAGCATTCACATCACTGGTGGACCTAATGCCGGTGTGACGCTGGCCATTGTCAGCAACACAATCGGCACCAACGCAACAATCACTGTCGCAGCACAAGCCAGCGCGTTCAGCGCCTCGACCACTTACCGACTTCTTACCCCACGCTGGTATATCTTGAATGCTGTTGCCTCTGCGGGCACGACGACAGCCAACATATTCAGGTTTTACGATTTTGCCACGAACGTATGGACATCTGCCGAAACTGGAGCAACGGACGGCGTAGCCCCGGCAGCCGTAATCGGAACCGACAGTCGCCTCATCGCAACGCCATCTTGGCTTGACGACGGATACAAGGCATTTGCCACGGGCACTGCCACGGCAGGCGGCGCTTCCACGCTGACCAACAGCGCCAAGAACTGGGCCACCAACCAGTGGACGAACTCTCAGATTCGAATTGTTAGCGGGACTGGTGCCGGGCAGATACGCACGATTGCCAGCAACACAGCGACTGTCATCACAACGAGCACTGCATGGACGACGCAGCCAAGCACCGACTCGGCCTACAGCATCGAGGGCAATGACGACTTCATCTACTACATGGGGTCAAACGCCGTCACTCTGTACCGCTACAGCATCAGTGGTGGCACTTGGACCACGCTGACGCCAGGCGTTGCTCGCGGTGGCGCACCGGGTGTTGGCATGTCAGGTCAGTGGGTTCACAGTGTGTCGGCGAGCGATTGGAACACCGAAAACGCCATCCTGAACGGTCGCTACATCTACTCGTTCAGAGGGGCGGCTGGCGCTTTGCTTGACCGCTACGATATTGCAGCGAATAGCTGGAGTGCCATCACATACAGCCCTGCCGTCGAAACTTTCACGACTGGCAGCAAGTACGTGTACAACAATGACTGGCTCTACATTCATAAGGACGCGACGGGTCGCTGGTTCAGGTACGATTTTGCGCAGTCATCCATGGATGGTTGGAACACCATGCTTTACCCGAACGGCGCTGCGGTTCTGGGCGACACGGCATTTGACGTGACCTACAAGGACGGGGCCACGGAAATCGACTATATTTACATGGTGCTGAACACGTCCAACGTCATGCTTCGGCAGATGGTGATTTGACATGAGCGTGCAACAGTTGATTGACCTCTGCCGGTCCCGGCTTGCGCACCTCACGCAGCTTCGCACCTCGGCTGTGTCGCTCGGCGACGTGGAGCAAATCGCGGACATCGACAACCGGATTGACGAGACGCAGGCCACGCTCAACCAGCTTCTGACGCTCGTCTGAAGGCTAGGCTTCCATGACGCTTCTCACGCTGCTTGGACCGCAGGCAGCGGGAAGCGATATCAACGGCTCGCTGTCGAAGACCTTGGGGGCGGTGACGCTTTCAGGTTCCGGCACGCTGGCCAATGGCCTGACGGGCACGCTGACGGCCACGCTGGGCACGGCCACGCTGTCGGCCTCGGGCACCTTGGCGGCGGGCCTGACCGGCACGCTATCGAAGACCTTGGGCACGCTGACCCTTGTGTCAGACGGCACGGTATCGGGCGGCGGGCTATCGGGAAGCCTGTCGGCCACGCTTGGGCTGTTGACGCTATCGGCCACGGGCACGCTGTCGGGCACGCCGGTTGACGAAGGCGGCTCCAAGGGTGGCTTTGACCCTTACGCCTACAAGCGCCGGAACAAGCGGCGGGACAAGATTGAAGACGTTCGCCAGTTCATGGCGGACATTCTGGGGCGCGACCTTGAAGACGCCCCGCCTGAGATTATCGAACAGGCTGAAGAGGCGAAGCAGGCCGCACGCGAAGTGCTTGCCCTTGCGCCGACCGGCCTTGATACCGACGCCCGCGCCGCATTGGTGCAGGCATTGGACGAAATCAACGAATTCTATCGGCTCGTTCGTGAACGTGTGCGCCTGGCGCGCGAAGCGGACGAAGACGAAGACGAAGACTTGTTGCTGTTGCACTGACAGCAGACACGGGCCGCCGCCGTAGGAACGGGCGTTCACAAGTGCCGCCGACTTTGACGGGCGTACACCCAAGGGAAAACATGACAGACGACAAGCTCTCGTTCTTACGGGACGAGCAAGGACGTTTCGCGCCGAAAGAAGACACGCAGCCCGCGCCGGAAGCCAATTCCGCGCCGCCTGCCAACCCTGAGCCGCCGCCCCCAGCGCCCGCTCTGGAAAGCCAGACCACAGCCCCGGTTCAGCCGGCTGGTGCGCCCGTACAGCCACCGCCCGGATACATACCCATGGCCGCTGTTCTGGACGAACGCGAAAAGCGCCAACGCCTCGAGCGCGAACTCGACGAGTATCGCCGAAAGGTGGAAGCGGCTGAAAAGCCTCAGCAGTTGATTGACCCCATTGCAGACCCGGACGGCTTCAATCGCCAACTGGAAACGCAACGGGCCAGGGACCGCTGGGAAATCATCACGTCCATCAGCCATGCCACGGCCTCGCGCCAGCATGGGGCTGAAAAGGTCAAGGCTGCGGAGGAATGGCTTGCAGGCGAACTGCAGTCCAATCCGCATCTCTGGACCACCGTCCAACGTCAGGTCGACCCTTATGACTTCGTGGTGCAGCAGCACCAGCGTTCCATGCGCTTGTCGAAGATTGGCGATGACGACCCTGAAGCCTGGGCACAGAAATGGGCCGAAGCGAATGGCTATGTCAAACCCCAGACACAAGCGGTGAACGCCGGGACATCTGCACCGTCCCCGCAATCGACACCGCTACCACGCCCTAGCTTGGCGTCTGCACCTAGTGCGGGCGGCAAAGGCCCCAACGTGCCCGTCGGGCCGGGGGAGGCGTTTAACGCGGTGTTCCGTTCATAAGGAACATCTGCCATGGCAGAGACACTTCTTTCGTCCGCTTTGGAAAAGCAAAAGTGGTCGAGCGACTACCTTGCGGAATATGTCCGCGAGTCCGGCTTCCTGCCCTACATGGGCCGCAAGTCGTCTTCCATCATCATGACCAAGTACGAACTTGCTTCCGAAAACGGCAAGACCATCAACATCCCGCTGGTGACGAAACTCACCGCGGCTGGTGTTCGTGGTTCGGGCGTTCTCGACGGCAAGGAAGAGCAGCTCGGCAACTACAACTGCGCTGTTTCGGTTGACTGGATTCGTAACGCCGTCAAGGTGCCGAAGTCCACGCAGTACAAGACCGAAATCGACCTGCTGAATGCCGGTCGTGACATGCTCAAGCTGTGGTCTTCGGACACGCTGCGGGCTGACATGATTAGGTACATGGCAGGCCCCACGGTCACTACGTCTTCGGTTCCGGCGACGGATATCGTGGACAGCGACGGCAACGTCGTGGTGACGGGTGCGACGGCTGCGAACTACAATACGTGGTCGGCTGCCAATCAGGACCGTATCCTCTACGGGTCGGCCCTGTCGAACTACAGCGCAACGCATGCCACGGGTCTGGGTGCCGTTGACTCGACGAACGACAAGCTGACCGCTTCGGTGGTTTCGCTTGCCAAGCGCATGGCCAAGGCTGCAAGCCCTGCCATTCGTCCGTTCCGTCTGGAAGACGGGCGCGAGTACTTCGTCATGTTCGCGGGCGCTCGCTCGTTCCGCGACCTGAAGAATGACAGCGTGATGATAAATGCCAACCGTGACGCGCGCGCGCGTGAAGGTGGCGGCATGAACTCGAACCCGCTGTTCCAGGACGGCGACCTCATTTATGACGGCGTCATCGTCCGTCAGATTGAGGAAATTTCGACGCTGATTACCACGTCGTCCACCTTCGTGGCGGCGGGGGCCAGCTCAATTTCGGTCGAACCCAACTTCCTTTGCGGCCAGCAGGCCATGGCGGTTGCGTGGGGTCAGGAGCCGACGCCGATTACCGACACGACGGGCGACTACAAGTTCCGTCCTGGCGTTGCAATCGAGGAACTGCGGGGCATTGCCAAGCTGCATTTTGCGACGGGCGCAAGCTCGGCGTCGAAACAGCATGGGATTGTGACCGTATACACTTCGGGAACTGGAGACTGAGTGCTGGCGGTTGGCTTATGGGATATGCGCCCAGCTTTTGCGCCAGTGCAGATTCCAGACAGCCATCCGCGTCACTCCGTATTCGAGGGCGAGTTTATCTTTGCTTTCGCCTTTGGCTATTCGCTTCCGAATTTCAGTCACGTTTTCCTCTGTGAGGACGGCGTGATTGTTCTTGGAGCCGCGAAGAGGGTGAACTCTGCCAAGCGTGTCAAAAGCGTGCTTGGCATTTTGAGAGGGTGTGACGGCCTCAAGGTTGCATAAGCGGTTATCCGACTTGATGCCATTCTTGTGGTTGATGACCAGCCCTTCAGGTATCGGGCCATTGAAGCTTTGCCAGATGAGCCTGTGGACTAATTCGGAGCGCGACCGCTTAAAGGTTCCGTCGGCATTTTTTCTGCAAATGCAAACGCGGGAATAACCGTGGGTGCAAGCGCCACTGTATGCCTTCAGGTTTCCTACCCCGCGCCTCGGCGTCTTATGCCTGATGTCACCATTGCTAGAGGCCAAGTAGCGGTCCTCGTATCCGAATGCATCTCTCCAAACTACATTCATCTCTGAAATCTCCTTCTGAATGTATACATTCATATAGGAGCGAAAGGAAAACTTACCATGCCTGCATATACTTCTAGGCAGTTCACCAACAACCCCAACGCGGGTGTTGGTGCTTATCCCGGCAACGTGATTGGCTTCGTTTTTGAACTCGCCGTCACGTCTGCGCTCACGGCGACCGACACGTTCACTTTCGGCAAGGTGCCGAAGGGGTTCCGCATCCTCGGTGCAACGCTTGAAGCCACCGACATGGAAGCCGGTACCGGCGTCACCATTTCGGTGGGTGACAGCGGGTCGGGCACACGCCTGTTCAACGCCGCCACGGTGGCGCAGGCGGGAACTGCCAACTACACGGCGGCAGTTGCTGGCCTTCACTACCAGTACCCGGACGACACCATCGTCACGGGTGCTGCTGGTGGCACGGTGACCACGGGTGCGACGGGAACCGTCATCCTGTCACTGTATGGCGTCTATCAGGGACTGCCGTCCTAATCATGAAGGCACGGGGGCGGGCTTATGTCCGCCCCTGGCCGTTTTTGCGACGGAGAAACCATGCTTATCAGATTCACAGGCGGCGCTCTGGACGTGGCCGACCTTCCCGACGAGACCACGGTTTACGGGATTACCTTCCCGCGCAACCAGTGGGTCAATGTCGATGATGCGCATGCCCTTTCCAAGCTGAAGGGACACCCGCTTTTCGAAGCCATGGACGAAGAGGCTGACACGGTCATGGTCGAGAACGTCTTCGACGCGCCGAAGCCCAAGCGCGGACGGCCCCGCAAGGTCGTGGCTGACGAGGCTGCCGAATGACAATCACGAACACAGACCTTTATCAGTTGGTCGGCGAGGAGCTGGGCTTGATTGGTCCGGGTCAAGCGTTGTCGGCAGACGACCGCGACCGCATTGAACGGCGGGCCGACAAGGTGCGTGCGTGGCTGATTGAAGAGGGTCTGGTGTACTGGATTGACAGTGCCATTCCCGACGCGGCTGCGCTTCCTTACGCGCAAGTGATTGCGGGCCAATGCGCGGAAATCTATGGGCGCGGGCCGGGCAGTGAAATTCCCTATGCCTTGGGCGACACGGGTTATCGCCTTCTCGAACGGCATGTCAGCCAGCGGTCAGCCAAGGAACCCGTGGTCACGGACTATTTCTGAAGGAACACACGCAATGTCCATGAATACCTACTATGTCGAAAACCTTACGCTCCTGAGCAATGCAGCGGCGACGGGGAATTATGTCACCGTCAAGGGTGGCGATTACATTTGGGAAGCGGAAGGCACGTTCAACGCGGCGACCTTGCAGCTTCAGGCGAGGAACGCCAACGGCACGGCGACGAATATCACGGGAGCCAGCCTCACGGCGAACGGGTTCCTTGAAGTGACACTCGGGGCCGACGCTGAAGTGCGCGTGCTGATTACAGGTTCGCCGACCGGCATTTTCTCCAACCTTGTCTCGGTGCCCTGACATGGGTGTGGTCAAGAACAGCACGACCGGCGACGTTGACACGACCGACACCGGCCCCGCGACAGAAAAATCTGTCGGTTTTCGCGGCACGCCCATAAACACCCGCACGGGTGGCACGGGCTACACGCTGGCCCTCAGTGACGCGGGCAAGGTGATTTACAAGGGCGACAACACGGCCCAGACGTGGACGGTCCCGGCGAATGCCACGGTAGCCTTCCCGATTGGCACAGCCATTCTGCTGGACAATACGAATGGCGGTTCAACCACAGCCACCACGGTCACGATTGCGAAGGGCGCAAGTGTCGTCATTGTGCGCGGTGACGGGGTGGGCACGCTGGGTGCAGACCCGGCGACCCGCACGCTGGCGCGTGGCAACAGCGCAACCTTGCGCAAGGTGGCGACCAACACCTGGATAATCACCGGCAGCACCGGATTGTCTTCATGACGGGCGTCGTCATTACCGGCCAGCCGTTCAACATGGGCGACCTTTACCTGGCTGGCACCACGTCGATTACCATTCCCAATGGGGTTGCGTCGGTGCAGATATGGGCGCAGGCGGCGGGTGGGGCCGCTTTTGGTCGGCTTTCGCCTGTTGACGGGTCGGCCGGGGGCGGGGGTGGCTTTGCCTACCTCACGCGCGCGGTTCTGGCCGGTGAATGGGGAACCACGCTCACTGTCGCGATTGGGTCAGGGTCGGCCAGCAACAATGGTGGCAATACCACGGTATCAGGAACCCTGAACGGTTCTGCCGTGTCGGTGACGTGCAATGGTGGCACGAAGGGCACCAGCCTTGCGGACGGGACTGGCGGTGCCGCCTCTGGCGGGGACACCAATATCACCGGCGGGGACGGCTCTGGCTATGTCTCCACACCGCCGGGGGAAGAAGCACCCGGCACGCCGGGAAGGGCCGGAGGGTTTGGCTTTTCAGGGGCGCTTATGGGTTCAAACCTTGGCGCACCGGGCGACGGTGCTTTGGCCTCGCAGTCCAGTGACCCCGGCTTTGGCGGATATATTCAGGTAGTTTGGTCGTAATGCCCCGTATCCGCGTGCCCTTCGGGCGAGCCTTCAATGTCGGTCGGTCGAAATCGGCGGGCATGACCTCGCTCGTCAACATGTATGGCGAGCCGGTCGAAGGCGAAGGGCGCACGGACTTTGTCTGCTATGGCACGCCGACGCGCAATCTTTTCTCCACCATTGGCGGGGGGCAAGTGCGGGGGCAAATCACGGCGGGCGACCAGCATTACGTGGTGGTCGGGACGACCCTGCATGCGGTGACCGGAAGTGGTTCAACCACGGCGCTCGGCACCATTGAAGGCAGTTTGCCGGTCGATATGGCCTACAACGGCGCGCAGATTGATATCGTCGGCGAAATCAAATCCTACCAGTTCGACGTGCCGACCTTGGCCTTGAGTGAACATTCAGGGGGTGGGTTCGAACAGGCGTCAAGCTGCACGTCGATTGCCAGCTATTCGCTGATTGCGGTTGCGAACTCCGGGCGCTTTCGCTGGAAGATTATCAACGACACGACGTTCCCGGCCAACAACTTCGCCACGGGTGAAGCGGAAAGCGACAATCTCGTTGCCATTCGTGCGGTTGCCAATGACGTGGCATTGCTGGGGTCACGCTCCGTTGAATGGTGGGGGCCGACCGGCGACAGCGGGGCGAATGCCTTCGCCAAGACCGCAACGGCTGCGGCCAATATCGGCTGCGTTGCTCGTGACACGGCTGTTGTCGTTGATAGTGGCCTGACATGGGTGGGGCGTGACGGACGGGCAGGCGGGGTCAGCGTCTATCGCGCCGAAGGTTATGCGCCGCGCAAGATTAGCCCGCCGGAAGTGGACAACTATCTGGAACAGGTGTCCGACCTCTCGGCGCTCAGTGCCTTCACCTACCAGCAGCGTGGGCATTTGTTCTATGTGCTGACCCTTCCTAACGAATGGTCCTTCGCGTGGGACATATCCACGAACCTCTGGTCCTACCGGAAGTCAGGCACCTGGCCCATGGGGTCGGACGCGACGGGGGGCTGGGACGCGCGCAACCTGACCTTGAACGGCCAGCGCCAAGTGGTCGGCTCGAGCGACGGGAACCTCTACGAACTCTTGGCCGAAAGCTATGCCGAAGGGGGCATGGGCCTCGTCCGAGAAGCCACCAGCCTGCAACTGCACCATGACGGCAGGCGTGCATTCATGCCGCGTCTCGAACTTGATATCGAAGCCGGTGTGGGTTTGGTGACGGGGCAGGGGTCTAACCCTCAAGTGCTCATGTGCTACTCGGACGACGGCGGGCGGACATGGTCTGACCCGCGCCCTGCGTCCATGGGACCAGTGGGGCAAAACAAATGGCGCGCGGTGTGGTTTGCCTGCGGCAGCTATCGTCAACGCATTATTCGCTTTCGCGTGTCCGACCCGGTGAAGGCCGTGTTTCTCGGCGCGTGGGCAGACATTCAGGTAGGAACCAACTAATGCCGAACATGCTTTCAAAACTGGGCAACGGTCAGGGCGGTATCAACGTCAGCGAAATGCAAAGGCTTCAGGCCATGCAGAAGGAAGCGGAACTGGAAGCGTACTACCAGCAGCAGCGGGAAGCCGAACGCCAGGCGCTTATGGGGTCGCTTCCGCAAGGCGCGGCCCAGCCCCAGCCCGAAAGTATTCGTGATTACATTGCGCGCGCGCAGGGTGTCATGCCGAACACGCAACCCATGCCGCGCCCGCAATCGTCACCCTTCCAGAATTTCCTTGCATTGTTTGGGCGGGAGCGCGGGCAGGACCCCCGCGCGGCCATGGCCGGGGGGGCGGGCAACATGGCAATGAATAACCAGCGTATCATGCAGCGCATGGACGACGCCGCGCGCATGCAGGCCCGTCAACGCATGCTGGACGGATACTGAACTTATGGTGCGCCGCGTCAGGCCCAACGTGCCCGCAAAGCTGCACGGGGACGACCGGGAAGTCTTGGGCTTTCTTCAGGCCATTCTGGACTATGAGGAAAGCCTTATTCCGGTGGGTGGGTCTATCAAATACGCAGGCACGCCCAACGCGCGCTTTCTGGCCAAGACCGGGCAGACGGTCAGCAAGGCGGATTATCCCGACCTCTGGGACTACGCCCAGACCGACGCTGCCTATGTGACCACGGCCACGACCGTGACCATTCCCAATGACGTTGGCTTTATCGTGAGGGTGCGGTGAAGCGGCAGCGCATTGTCCAGCTATCGACCGACGCCACCTTTGCCAATGAAGTCCTGAACGACCCTGAAGTCCTGCCCTTGGTGGCATTTGACGGCACCACGTCAATCGACTTGGCACCGCATGTGGGCGTGAATGGCAACGTATTGCTGACAACGCCGCACGGGGGCTTCCTGTTTATCCGGCAGGAACCCGGCGTCTATCAGTTGCATACGTTCTTCCGAAGGGAAGGGCGCGGGCGGCATGCGCTGCTTGCGGCCCATGACGCGGCGGACTTCATGTTCGTGCAGACGGACTGCCTTGAAATCCTGACGGTGGCCCCGGACGACAACCCCTTGGCTCATCCGCCCCGGCACATGGGCTTTGTGCAGGACTTCCGGCGGGACGACTTGTTCGTGCGCAATGGCATTCGTATCGGGGCCAGCTTCCATGCGCTGCGGTATCCAGACTGGATAAGGCGCGCAACGTGGCTGGAAGATTTAGGCAAGTCGTTTCATGACCGGCTCGACGCACGCACGAAGCGCGACGACCCGCATGCCGACGACGCGGAGCATGACAAGCGGGTGGGCGCTTGCTGCGCCATGATAGGGGCGGGGCAAGTGGGCAAGGCATGCCTGCTTTACAATCGCTGGGCCATGTTTGCGGGCTACATGCCGATATTGATTGAAAGCCACGACCCGCTGATTTTGGACATGGGCGAAAGCCGCTTGAAGATTACAGACGACCGAACAGATTTTGAGGTGTTGCCATGCCAGTAGGTGCAATCGTTGGAAGTGCCGTAGTCGGCGCGGGTGCCAGTGTTTATTCTGGCAACAAGGCCGCAAGCGCGCAGAAGAAAGCCGCGCAGCAGTCTGCCGACATTCAGCGCCAGCAGTACGAACAGACACGCGCCGACCTTGCACCCTATCGTGACACGGGTGCTACCGCCTTGGGCCGCTATGGTGACTTGCTTGGCATGGGGGGGCCGGACGCCTATCAGGCAGCCCTTAAGGGCTACACGCAAAGCCCGTTCCTCGCCCGCATGGTACAGGACACGGTCGGCGCTGTAGACGCTTCGCGCGCGGCACGCGGGGGCCTGTTCTCGGGCGCGACCGCGCAGGAAATCGGCGACCGCACGGGCCAGCTTTATCTCGGCGACTTTAACAACTATCTCAGTCGCTTGGGTGGCATGGTGGATACGGGCCAGAACGCCGCCGCGCAGACGGGCAACTTCGGACAGAACGCCGCCGCTGGTCAGGCCAATGCGTATCAGGCTGCGGGCAATGCACGGGCGCAGGGCTACATCAACACGGGCAACAGTATCAACAACGCGCTCAGTCAGGGCGCGCAGTTGTACGGCGCTTATCAGGGCGGCATGTTCAACAAGCCGCCTGCCGCTGCTGGCTCGACGCCTTACATGTGGGGGATTTAATGGCAGAACTCATGCAGCCCAACATTGTCGGCAACTTCCTGAATGCCTATCAGTCTGGCCTTGAGCGCCAGGAGGCCCAGAAGGCAGCCGAACGCCAGCGCATGCGGCAGGACCGTTCGGACCAAATGTCGGAACAGCGGTTTCAGTTCGATATGGACGCGGGTCAACTTGATATGGCGCTTCGTCGTGGCGCGGCCATGAATGAGATTCTCGCAGGCGTGGACGAACGCAATCCGCAAACGCTTGAGATTGCCAAGCAGCGGTATCTGACCACCTTCGGCGGCAAGCCGGAAGACGTGGCGCAAATCACCATGGCCGACATTCCGCGCATTAAGTTGCAGACGGGCCAGACCCTGAAGGAACTGGAACTGAGGTTTAAGCAAGCCCAGATTGGCACCGAACAGGAACAAGGCCGTGCTGCCCGCGCCTTGGCTTCGCAGCGTTATGCGGCGGCAAGTGGTGGTGGTGCTGGTGGTAGTGCCCCTGGCGTCCCAGCAACTTCTGCACCGTCCAAGCCAATGGCAACGCCTTTGCAGGCTGCTGAAGACAAAGACATCGACGCCTTGCAAGGCGCAAACTCCCTCAAAACAAAAGTTGCAGGGTGGCGGCGCAGATTTGAGAAGGGCGGACTTGAGACAGGGCCTGTCAGCCAACTTGCTCGCATAGTTGGGACACAAACAGGTTTATCAACCACTAACAGTCGCGAACTGCAACTATTCCAGAACGACTTGGAATCCATGCGGAATGACAGTTTGCGGCTAAATGCTGGCGTGCAGACTGAAGGTGACGCCATTCGCGAATGGAATGCCCTCATTGCCGGGCTGAACGACCAAGATTATGTCATTGGTGCCCTAAAGCGAATTGAACAGCTAAACGCGCAAGCTGCGGCCTTGAAAATGCAGAAGATAAACATTCGCCGCCAGCGCAACAATTTCCCGTTGTTTGACCCAGCAAGCGTTACGCTCCCAAGTGAAATGGGATTGACTTATCAGGGCGGTAACGCAACGGCGCAAGGGGACGATTTTTCAGACGTTGACGCGCTCTTGGGGTTAAAATAATGGCGACAAATGAAGAGCGGCTAGCGGCCTCCGCCCAGTGGTTGCGTGCAAACAAAGACAAGTCAGGCACGCCCGAGTTTCAGCGCGTTGCCGAGGTTTATAAGCAGCTTCGTACTGGTCAGGTTGCAACGCAGGCCGCGCCAGGCTCTGACCCGCAAATCGCTGATACCTCGCAGCAAGGCGAGTCGTCGCTCATGGAACAGATTGGGCGCGGTGCTCAGGGCCTGGCTGGAAACTTTGCAGGCGGTGCCGTCGAGGCACTTCTGACGCTGCCCGGTGCGGTCAACGACCTTGCGCTTATGGGTGTTGACAAGGTGGGTCAGCAGTTTGGCGCAAAGCCTTTGACGCCGGAGCAGTATGCAAACAACCCCTTCGGTTCCCAGAACGTCAAGAATATGTTCGAGGCGTATGTAAGCCCCGACATTTTTGGACCAAGGCCGACAAACAAAGCGGAAGAGTATGCAAGGCGGATTGGCGAATTTGTCGGTCCCGGCGCTGCACTTGCGCCCGCAAAGCTGATTGCCCCTGTCGTGACGGCTGGCGTCACGGGTGGCATTGGTTCGCAGGCAGCGCAAGACGCCTTCCCTGATAATCCGTGGGCACCTGTTGTCGGCGGGTTGCTTGGGGGAATTGCCCCCTCTGCGGTATCGGCAGTTCGGTCGGCAAGGGTTCCCACGGGCGGCATGACGCAAGAAACGGCGCGCTTGGCGCAGGACATGATTGACGAAGGCATTGACTTGTTTCCGGGGCAAGTCGGCACGAAGCCTGCAAAGATTGTCTATGACGCCGTGTCCAAGGTGCCATTTACAGGCAATGCGAACCGTGCGCGCCAGTTGCGGCAGTTCAATTCTGCCGTCGCGCGCACGTTTGGCGAGCAGGCCGACGCAATCACGCCACAAGTCATGTCGCGCGCGCGCGAGCGCATTGGCGGCATGTTCAATAACGTCTTTGAGCGCAACAACATTTTCGCAGACCAGAAGTTGCTTGACGACCTTGCCGACGTTCAGTTGCGCGCTACAACAAATCTGACGGACGCACAGGCCAATGACGTAGGCAAGGCCATTGCCAGCATTATGACGGAAACGAACAAGGGTGGTGGCGTTCTTAACGGGCGCAAGTATCACGCTTTCACCAGCAAGGGCGGCGCGTTGCAGAATCTCACAAGCAGCGCAGACCCGAATATCAAGTACTACGCTGGCCAAGTCCGCGAGGCCATGGACGACGCATTTGCACGCTTTGCAGCACCCGAAGACGTGGCCATGCTCAATGACGCCAAGCGACAATATCGGGCCATGAAAGTCGTTCAGGACTTGGTGCCAAAGGCGGCTGACGGGAATATCAGCCCTGCGCTTCTGCTTCAGAAGGTCATGACCAACGACAAGAACATGGCGTATACGGGCGGTGGGAAGCTAGGCAAGCTGGCCCAAGGCGGGCAGCAGTTCCTGAAGGAAATTCCCGGTTCGCAGACGCCCGAAAGGCAGCTTCTCTATACAGCCTTGGGCACGGGAGGGGCAGCGGTTTTGGCCCCGCAAGTCATTGCTCCCGCCGCCACAGTGTGGGGCGGCTCAAAGATAATCAAGTCGCTCTTGGAAAGCAAAAAACTTGGTGCCCGCATGGTTGCGGGTGCGCTGCGTCGTGCTGGTGGCAACGCGCGCAAATTTGACCCGCGCGTCATGGCTGCTCAATCGGCTCGAGGCTCAGTGCCAGGTTCTGCCGGTGTCGCTGGGCGGGGGCAAAGCCTTGAGCGCCCTGCGCTGCTTCCTGCGCCGCAGTAGACGGACAGCCCAGTTAAACAGCACTGGCACGCCGCGAATGAATGCCACAAGCGCGGCGAATGTAACCACGGCTGTCATTTCATTGCACGCTTCGCAAAGGTAATCCCATGGCTCAACTCTTCTGGCTTTCCGGCCAACAGCTTTCTGACGGCAACGGTGCACCACATATTGCCGCAAAAGCCTGGTTCTATGAAACAGGAACCACCACCCCGAAGGCTACTTATTCCGACGCAGGATTGACTAGCGTCAATGCAAACCCTGTGGTTGCAGACGCGAACGGGCGCTTCGGGGAAATTTACCTCGTCGCCGGTCGTTACAAGGTGGTGCTGACCACCAGTGCCGACGTGGCCATTGACACGCTGGACCCGGTGGACGGGACAAGCCAGATTATCAGCGTGGCCAGTGCGCCGGCCACGGCCTATCCGTTCCTGCGCTATCACAACACGACGGACGGGAATGTCTACCGCCGCAATGCAGCCAACAGCGCCTGGATTCTTGAAGGCGGGGTGGACAGCCTTATCAATGCTGCCAATGTGTCTGAAGTCCTGACGGGCACCGACGCGACCAAGGCGGTGACGCCGGACGCGCTTGCGGGGCTTTGGCAACGGGGGACTGACATTGCGTCGGCCAGCACGATTTCGCTTCCGGCAACGGGGGGTGGGGTGTTTACGGTCACGGGCACGACCACGGTCACGGGTATATCGACAGGCTCGGGCGGGCGGCGCGTATCCTTGCGCTTTGCTGGGGCGCTGCAACTGACACACAACGGCACCAGTTTCATTCTGCCGGGTGCGGTCAATATCACGACCGTGGCAGGCGACGTGGTGGACTTCATCAACGACGCGGCGCAGGACGCGACCGGGTCAAACTGGCGGTGCGTGAACTACCAGCGGGCTTCCGGTTCGCCCGTCAACAACGCGGACTTCATTGCAACGCAAGCGGACATGGAAGCCGCTTCGTCCACCACGGCACTGGTAACAGCAGGCCGCGCAAGGTTCCACCCCGGTGCTTCCAAGGCATGGGTTTCGTTTGTGGCGCGTGGAACTGACGGCGCTTGCACGATAAGCAGCAGCCACAATGTTACTGGCGTCTCACGTTCTGGGGCCGGAACTTACATCGTGACCTTCACAAATGCCATGTCCAGCACAACCTACGTTGCCGTAGGCACGGTGCAGACGACGATAGGCAGCAACATCCTTGTCACTTGCAATTCGCTGGCGACGACAACGTGCAACATTTTGTGCCAATCGGCCAGCGCAGGCAGTGCCCAAGACGTTGGAACGGTGCATGCAATCTTCATGGGCGACCAGTAACCCATGCTCAACACCCGAAGCCTCACCGCGCTGAAAGGCGTGCACGGCGACCTTGTGCGCGTGGTCAAGCGCGCCGCTGAACTTAGCCCCACGCCGTTCATTATCACCGAAGGCGTGCGCACGGTCGAGCGCCAGAAAGAACTGGTCGCCAAGGGCGCGTCGAAGACCATGAACTCGCGCCACCTGACGGGTCACGCCATCGACTTCGTGCCTGTCGTGGGTGGGCAAATCACATGGAAGTGGCCTGCGTTCAAGCCGGTGGCGGACGCGTTCAAGAAGGCCGCGCAGGAACTCAAGGTGCCCATCGTCTGGGGAGGAGATTTCCGAACCTTCAAGGACGGGCCTCACATCGAACTCGACAGGAAATCCTACCCATGACCACGATTGCAGAACTTCACCAAGACGTTGGAAAGCTGCAGGGCCAGGTTATCGGCCTGACCAATGAAGTGTCACGCCTGCGGGCAGAAGTGCAGACGCTGACCAGCGTGCTGCACCAGCTTCGCGGTGCACGCTACGTGATTATTCTCGGATATTCCGTGATAGCCGCTGTCGCGGGATTGCTTGCGTATTTTGGCGTGAAAATCGGAACGCAGTAGAAAGGAAGACCCATGAACTGGAAACTTGCGATTGACGTGATTGTCTCGGCGCTGAATTACTTCCCCGGCTATAAGACCCGCATTGCCGCTGTCGCTGCCGTCCTGTCGGCCCTGATTGTGGCGGTCAGTGTTGTGCTGGACACCTTCGGTGCGGGCTTCACCATTCCCTACCTGAACGAAGTGAATGCCCTGCTGATTGCCTTGACCGCCGTGGGTGCTGCCAACCAGCCCAACAACCTGCCGAAGCCGTGACCTATCTTCGGCTCGGCCTTTGGGCCGCGTTCGTTCTGGGGCTTGTCTATGCAGGGTGGGTGGCCAATGGCTGGCGATTGAAAGCCGCCACGGCTGAAGGCTATCGGCTTGAACTGCGCAACGAACTAGAACGCCGGGTCGCTGCCGACGTGGCCCGGCTGAAGGCGCAGCGTGAACTGGCAACAGCGCAGGCGCGCGTGGTCGAAAAAGTCAAAATCGTCAAACAGACTGTCACGAAATATGTCCCGCAGAATCCTGAGTGTGACTTGCCTGACCCTGTCGCTAGCCAGTTGCAGCGCCTTCGGGAAGGGGCCGACGTGCCCCCAGCCCCCGGCGGAACTGCTGCTGCCAGCGAAGCCGCTGGGGACTAAGGGCGAAGCCCCGGCGGTCACGCAAGGGGAAGTGCTGGGGCAATATGTCGAAGATATCGGGCGCTTTGAAGAACTGCGCCTGAAGCACAACGCATTGGCGGATTGGCATATCAAGGAATGCGCGCATGGCGGATAATGCTTTGGCCAAACAAGTCGGCAAGAAAATGCCCGAACGCCGCAAGACGCGGCTCGAACAGATAGCCGACGAGATTCAAGCCTATGGCGGGCGGGTGCGGGAGGACTTCATGGCCGGGGCCGAACGCAGCGCGCAGGGCTTGGGCGATATCGTCGAACGCGGCGACGTGCTGACGGGCATTCCACGCTTGGCCTTGGGTGGGACAAGCTGGATGGGCGCACCTGTCAGCGCCGCGCTTAGTCCAATCTTGAACCCAATCCTTCAGCCCGTGGGCGAAGCGGTCAACACCTATGTCGGCCAGCCCGTGGAAGACCTGACAGGCTATCCGGCTGACATTACCAATGACCTTGCCATGACGGGATTGACCTTGGGGGCGGTGAAGGGCTTGGGCGTGACACGTCCTTACCTTGCGCGGGCAGCAGACCAGGTGGAAGGCATGGCGAATAGGGCGGGGTATACGTTTCAGCCTGACCCGTCCGTGCGCTTCACATTCGGCGGCCCGACAGCCCTGACGGCAGACAAGGCTAAACTTGCACGCGCAAAGCAAATGGCAAAAGACGGCGCGTCAAGTGACGACATATTTAGCGAAACTGGATGGTTTAAGGGTGTAGACGACAAGTGGCGGTTTGAGATACCGGACCAACAGTCTCAGATGACACGCGACATCGGAACTAAGGCAAGCGTGGGGGACGTGCTTTCACATCCGAAACTATTCGAAGCGTATCCTGATTTGGCGACTATCAAGCTATATGGCTTGAGGAACCAAGACGAAGGCATGTACATGCCACAAAAGTCGTCCGCAGGGGAGGCTATTTTCGTTGGTGACAATAATGCGCACTCAACATTGCTGCATGAGTTGCAGCACGCACTTCAGGCGCGCGAAGGGTTTTCTTCAGGCGCGCGCCTGAAAGACAATCCAAAAGCAAAAGACATCAGCCGCTACAAACGGTCAGCCGGTGAGGTTGAGGCGCGCAACGTAGAAACCCGCCTAAGCCTCAGTCCAGAGCAGTTGACGACGCAGGCGTTTGCCCCTTGGCGCACAGCGGATACTGCGCCTTATCACCAAATAGTGGACAAACGTTCTAAGGGCGGCTCTGCAAGTTATGGCTCTGGGCCGACATTGACGCCGCTGGTGAACGAGGCTGACGGTGGGCTTATCGCCTACCACGGCAGTCCACATACATTCGACAAGTTCAGCATGGACAAGATTGGGACGGGCGAAGGCGCGCAGGCTTATGGGCATGGGCTATACTTTGCCGAAGCGGAAGACGTGGCAAAAACATATCGAGGTATGTTGTCAGACCAGCCGCAGGCGCTCCCGGCCATTCCTTGGCAACAGCGGATGGACTGGACTGAAGCGCAAGATGACGCCTATACGCTCGCAGACAGAGCCTTAGAGGAATTGCAGATTGACATTATGCAAGGCGGGTCAAGCCGTCCAGACTGGAGCCGCCTGACAGACAAGGTCCGGCAGATTGCGCCGCGCGGCAAGGAAGATGAAATCGCTAGCGCGCTGGATGAGTTGGCAAACAGGTATGGATGGAAAGACTTTGTAAACAGGAACCCCGGCTCCATGTACCAAGTCCGCCTGAACGTAAAGCCTGACGAGCTGCTTGATTGGGATAAGCCTCTTAGTGAGCAGCCGCAGAATTTACTTCGCAGGCTTGAAAACTCCCCTCATTTTTCAGGTGGTGGCAGTGATTGGGGCGACATGACTACGAAGGACATCGTGGAAAGCCTTAGTGGTCAGGACTTAATTTCGCTGAAAGACCAAGGCATCAAGGGTATTCGCTACAAGGACGCGGGAAGCCGTGGCGCAGAAGGTGGTACCTACAACTACGTCATCTTTGACGACAGCATCATCGACATCCTCAAGCGTTACGGCATTCCCATGACAGCGGCGGCAGGCGGCGGCATGATGGTCATGGGCCAAGACATGCCGCCGGAAGTCGCAAGCCAAATCGGTGGCTAACCCCACGCCAGCCACTGATTAATCAGCGACACGCTTGCGCCGAAGCTGGATATGGCTATGGCGCACAGAAAGCACCAGAAGACAAAGAACGGCCAGACGCTGGCGCAGGCATGGTCCAGGCGCTCCTCGCGGGTTCTCGCCCAGCCCTGCGGCGGGCGCTTCAAGACGCGCCGGGTCATGGCGTGCCGACCGCAATGGCGACCCCGGCGAGCACAATCAGTGCCATGGCCAAGTCCAGCAACAGCACCGTGACTATGTAAATTGAAATTGCTATGGAGCGCACAGCTCGACGCATGACTCATCCTCATGTGTTTGGGTTAGGCCTCAGTTCGGGATTGCCGTCCCGGCTGGGGCCGCTTCGTTTGAAGCGCCCAAAGGATAACCGTCAAAGGTTGGCAAGTTGTTGACGGCGGGAACTATCTGTTTCGTAGTAAATTTGGCTGAAAAGGTGGTGGGCGCTGCTGGGATTGAACCATAAGGCTGTTATCTTCCAGACCTAAAGTGCGCAATCATAAAAATCATTGCGCCTTCGCCCCATGCTCCCATTGCGAAATTGACCAGTGAGCAAACCAGCCTGCTATTGTCTCGGGTGTAGTGGCCGGAGGAATCTATCCGGTCAATGCTGGGCCTAAATGGCCTGCGCCACTTTTTATCGTCGGTATTCGTTATGTCGAATGGGACGTTGGATACTGAGCATCGCCCCTTTAAATCGCCGTACATCTGCTCAAGGTCGTCAATCGTAAGGTTGCAATGAATGTTGTTGCGATACTTTCGACTTTTTGCGCTGCATAGGCGGTGCTGGAGGATGGCTCTGACGGCTGGTGTTACGATTTCGGACGTTGTGTACCCAGACACGGACGCAACCATCTCATTGACTAAGCGCAAATCGTGCTCACGCGGTATCGTTAGGCGCACGCGCTGCCCGTCGATGTAAGCTGTGGCCGACGACGTTCCATTTTTTGCCCGGTATGGCTTGGGGCAAATCAGCACCGTCTGCTTTTTTCTGGTGGGCGCGGTAGGAATCGAACCTACGACATTTCGCGTGTGAAGCGAACGCTCTCCCTCTGAGCTACGCACCCTGTCAGAAAATCGACAATGCACACTATCTTTTTCGTCACAGAATTGGCCGTTTTGCTCAGTTTTCATGCCTCTACCTTTCCACTGACACTTACAGTGTGAAGTTACCGGATTGCAAGCAAATCCGCCAAATTGTTGCATTTTTTCGCCAGGGTGTGTGCATTCCGTTCGGTTCTCGTGCTATTTCCGTTCAGGGTGCCTGTCAAATCCTGACAGCGGGAACTATCTCTTTGGCAGCAGTTTTTGCAGCAGGGCAATGCGGGCGCGCACTAGGGCGTGCAACTCGTCCTGCAGGCCTTCAGGCGGCTGGTGCGTTCCCGCTACCCAGCGGCGCATGGTGCGGTCGCTGACGCCCAAGTCACGGGCCAGCGCGGATTGAAAAAGAGGCCCGTAAAGGGCCTCTCCCACTTTTATCAGGTCGCCTCGCATTATTGCTCCAAGGCTTCCGCCAGTATCTTGTCGATAGTGGCGGTCTCGCTTTCGGTCAGGTCGCGCTCCAATGTCTGAAGCCAGCCAGACGTGCCCAGCTTTGCTATATGCTTCAGGAGGCGGACTGTCCCAACACGACGGGCTTCCGCTTCGGTCATGGCGGCGGCGATTGCCGTGCCTGTGTCGTCGCGGTCTACAACATAAGTGACGTATGCCATTTAGGGCTAGTCTCCGTCGACTGAGAGCACAAGGCAGGCCGCTCCGTCCTTCCAGAAACGGTCGTAAATCATCCAGGAGTCTAAATCATCTGGGCGACCAATTTCAGGACCGAACTTGCTGTCAGAGTAGTGCCCTGCGTGCGGCCATGACGCTTTCAGAACACGCCTGTGACCGTCAACAGTAGCGTCGTGATATGTAATCATTTTGGCCTCCTAGCCAATCAACGCGGGCCTGATTGCCCTGCGCCATGTCCTAAAGATAGGGCACGACAAAGGCAGGGTCAAGAGGTCATACGAAATTATCTTTAGCCCAAAGCCTTCGCCGCCCCCGCCAACCATGTCGGGCTAAATCTTGCATAGACCCTGAACGTCACGGACGGGTTTGAATGCCCCAGGAACTGCGCCACGGCTTCCATGGGAACCCCGGCCTCAACCATGGCACAGGCGGCTGAATGGCGCAGGACATGCGGGCTTACGTCGTCCAGCCCCGCCCTTTCGGCACTGGCCGCAAAGGCGCGCTTGATACTGGCGACCCGCCTCCCGGCATACTCAATCACGAATGGCGTCATGGCCCCGCGCCTGGCCTCTTCCAAGGCCGGAAGCAGGCTATCATTGACAGGCACCGATACGCGGCGCTTTTGCCGTCCAGCGGCCTTGTAGTGGATTTTGCGACCGGGCAAGTCCACGTCCGCCCATGTCAGTTCCAGAATGGCACTGGCCCGCGCCGCCGTGTGCCAGCCCAACATGCAAAACAGCCAGACATGGTGGGCCTTGCAGGCGTCCAGCAGCCTTGCGAATTCGTCGCGGGTCAATCTTCGGTCGCGCGGGGGTGGGGCTGTCGGCAGGCTGATATGCGGGGCCTTGGTGATTAGCCTTTGCTTTTCGCAATGGCGAAGGGCCGCCCGCAGGATACCCAATTCCTTCCTAATCGTGCCGGCGCTGGCCTTGCGGCCTGACACATACTGGTCAACGGCGTCCTGATTGATGGCGTCGGCGGGAATGTCGCCCAGCCCCTTGACCACATGGCGGGATTGCAATTCCATAATCGGCAGTCCTATGGCTTTGGACTTCTCTAGGTAGTGCCTGATAGCCCCGGCAATGGTCAGCCGCCCCAGCTTCCCCCGTTCAATTGCCCGGATTAAGTCCCCGGCCTCTGCGTGCGCTGCGCCCACGTTAGACGCACGCAGCGCTCTTCGGTATCGCTTTCCGCCGTCATAGTATTCGAGGACGAACCCGCCCCTGTATCGGGCGACACGGTGCCGCTGCATTCAAACCGCTCCACTTCGGCTAGCTGAATGCGCATTAAGTTCCCAACGCGGAAAGATTGCAAGCGGCCCTCATGGATAAGTTTCCGAATGGCGGACGGGTGGCAATCCCAGCGTTCGGCAAGGGTTTTTGGGCTGAATACGGTCATACCCTTCGTTCCTTCCTCAAGTGCCCGTCGCGAATAGCCCCTGCCGTGCTGGGTGCTACTCCGTAGCGCGCGGCAACCGACGCCAATGCCTCGCCCGCGTCCAGGTCGCGGCGCATGTTGGAAACCTGTTCGTCGGTTAGCTTCCGGTGCGGACGGACAATTCCAGTGCCGCGACAGTTGGGGCAGGGGTGCGCGGTCACGGCTCTTCGTCCTTCCTGTCCAGTTCCCGCCGCAGCCCCTTAATCGTTGCATCTCTGTCTGCCAGCAAAGCAAGAAGGGCCGCTATCAGGCGCTCAAGACGTGAAGGGTCGGGGGTGTTGGTCATGGCTCTTCACCGTTTCGCGCGGAGTCGGCCATTTTCTCAATCTCACCAGCCAATTCGACGTAAGCAATGTAACTGCCGCGACCCTCGAACGTCCCCGCCCTGACGGCGATAGCCTCGAGCGCCGCACGCAGCCGCTCCGCGCGTGCTTCTGCGGCTTCGGCTCTGTCCTCATACCACTCCATTGACCACTTCAGTTTGTCCCGCTCACCCTCAAGGGCTTCGATGGCATCGGCGGCTTCTTTGCAATTATCAGGACTGCCACCCCACGGGGCGCGCAGTCTTTGCTTGATGTCACTGCTCATTCGCTGCCCTCCTTGAACTTGATGGGTTTGCTGCATGATGGGCAGAAAAACCTACCCTTCGTTGAAGCAAATGCTTCGAACCGAACCTTGCAAGACGAACTCCACTCATGACCGAGGTCTCTCCACTCGCACACAAGCGAGGTTGCGGCGGGTGTTTCTTCCGCACAGAGCTTCTTCACGATTTCTGCTGTGCTACTGGTCATGACATTCGGGCCTCGTACCTGTGGTCAGCCCTGTCCTGCGTGGCTTCCCAATGGCGCATGCGGAGAAATTCGACTTCTACCTTTGCCTGGTTCGCCAATGTCCGGGCGCGCACCATTTTCTTGATATAGTCCGACCAGAAGTCGCTGGCCTTCACGGTGAGTTCCGCCTTGCTGACGGCCATGTCTCCTAGCGCCGTCATGCGCTGGGAAAGAACTGCGCTCTTGCCTTCTTCAAGCATGCGCGCGGCAGCGTCCAAATCCGCCCACTTCATGGCGGCTTCGCGATACAATTCAGATTGGGGGCGCTTGTTCGTGTTCATTCAGCCGCCACCCTGACCAGCGTCTTGCGTTGTTCTGCCAAGGCCCCTGAAATCATTTTGGCCTCTTCTGCGTAGCTTTCTTTCAGCCTCGCCAGCTTCGGTGCGTTCTCCGCATACCAATCGTCGAGCGCGGTTTCAGTCTTCAGTGAACCAATGGCCTTGATACTTTCAGTGACAAACGCACGCGCCGCCTGACTGCGGTCGGGCTGGCGGTTGTTGTCGGCGGGCTGGCTTGGTCGGCCAGAAGCAGCATTGCCGTCGTCGTCTTCCTGCGCCACGCCTGTCATGGCGGCTAGGCCATAGCGGCGAAGGTAAGTCGTACAGGCGCCAATGCCAGGCGCGTCGAACTTGGCCGGAACGCAGCTTGCCGTCGAACTGACATAGCCGCCGTCCTTGTGCGTTATTGTCGTCGTGACCGACACGGTCGCACCGTCAAAGGCGCTGGATTGCAGGATACCAAGCCCATAGGCCGAAAAGACCGGGCGTACCGTGTTCAACACTTCCGCCAAGTCGGCATATCGGGACTTGAAGTGCGGGTTGATTGAACCCTTCGTGGCGTTTTCGACTGCGCCCTGCGCTTGGGCCAATGCCGCAAACAGCGCGGCGTTTCCATGTTCCATGTTCATGACTTCACCCTTTCCCCGTTGAACTTCCGCCAGCCGCTAAATTTGCGGCCTTTCAGTTTGCTTTGCGGGCGGACCATTTCGCCCGACACAATCTTTTCGTGCAGTTCGCGCGCCACTTTCAGGCGCTTATGTTTGGCGTTTCGCTGGTGTTCAAACGCCGACTTTTCCCGGTGACACCATACACAAATCACCGCTAAATTGCTTGCTTCGTGGGTGCCGGAATCCACAAGCGCCTGCACGTGGTCAAAATTAAACTGGTCCCACGGACAGACGCGCTTGCAGATATAGCAAGCCGCCTGAACCTGACCCGCCTTCAGGGCTTCCAGCTTCATGCTGGCGCTGATTGCGGGGCGCTTCATGACCGCGCCTCGCGGATTGTCAGTGCGCCTTTCGCACCGCGCTTGATAGACACGCCATGGCCAAACGCTTCGGCCACGTCGTCTTCAATCAACTTCTTCAGGCCGTCCTTTGCCGCCGTGTTGTCGCGCGCGGCTTTGTTGGTCGCCAGCCACGTATCCGCCAGCGCGGCCCACTCATTGTGCCCCGTCATGTCCACCTTTAGCTTTGCTTCGCGCGGCTTGGGTGGTTCTGCGGTCACCGGGGTCACGTCCCCGCCGTTCTGGACATTGGCCCAGAACTGCAATTCCGCATTCAGCAGCAAGTCGGCATAGAACGGGTCGTAATCGACGGTGAAACATTCCCAGCGCTGGGTGCCGACCAGTACCGACAGGATTGCCGTGCGCTTGCCTGTCACCGTCATATAGTGGTGAAGCTGCGGCATGTACCGCTGCACGACGCCTTCAATATCGCCGAAGGGGTTGACGTGCTTGGCTTCATAAACTGCGTCGCCCACAAAGCCGTCCAGCCTGGCACGAATGAAGGTGTGGTCCCGGTGCGTCCAAACTTCGTCAACGCCTGTGACCTGCTGCCCGGTCTGCAGTTCGTACCATTGGCGATTGAACTGCTCCGTCCACACGCCAAGCTGAACCGGAAGCGACCGGGACAGGTCTTCGGGTTCAACTTCCCCACGCTTCTCCGCGACCAGCCGGGCAATGCGCTGTGCATCGCCCGACAGAATGATATTTGCGTCTGACCCGCCGATATATCCCTTGCGGTCCATTAGAACGGCTCCCGTATGGCTACAAGGTCGCGGCCCTTCTTGACCAGCCATTCAGTGCTGCTGTCGTGCAGTGCGACTTCCAGCAAGTCGTAGATTTCTTCCTGCCACTTCTTGCCCGCCACGCTGTTCATTTTCAGGCGCGTAACAAGGCGGCGAAGGGCTTCGACTTGCTGCTGGACGGCGGCGATGTCGTCCACGTCTTCATCCAGCCACTTGCTGTCTGGACCCACGTAACTTTTATACACGGACATCCTCCTTCAATTCGCGCATTTCGTACATGACGCGAACAAGGTTCGCGGCCTCCTCCATGCGGCGCAGGACGAACAGAATGTCAGCGTCGGCGGTTTCCTCGCGTTGCAAGATTCCAATCGCTGCTGCGAGTTGCTGCCTGATGGCGCTCTTCAAAGCGTCCTGACTGCTCAGGCGCTCCGTCTCTGAAAACAGGTTGGTGACGTTGGTCATGCCAGCGCCTCCGACAGGAGCCGCTCAAACTTCATGGACGCGCGCGCCCATTGCGTGAGGGCCAGCTCGTAAGCAATCGACAGCGAGACGCTGTCATTGCGGGTCAAGGCCAACTCTTCCTTGACCAGCGTTGCCGCTGTCAGCTCTTCCGACGCAGCGACGAGTTCCGGTGACTGCGTCACCTCTTCAATTTCAAATCTGGTTTTAATCATGGCAGCGTCCCCTTCACTGGAAGGGTGAGGGGCTTGAGCGCACGGCATGTTGTGCGGCTCTGGGCGTCATAGCGCCCGATATTGAAGGCGGTCAGACCCGCCCCCATAAAAATTGCCACTGCAATAACAGTGGCGGTGAGGCGCTCAAACATGAGCGCCTCCTGTCAGGTCGCGCACTGCCAATGCGGCAGTGTCTCGGACGACGGAGCAGTCGTCGTCCATCAGTTCAACCAGCGCGATGTACGCGCTGATGCCAGCGGCCCCGCGCCGCTTGGCGTTCCGGGCCAGACGCTCAATGCGTCCGGCCATTACTACCACGTCCCACGCGGCATTGCTCATATTGCCGCCGTTGGTGGTCCAGTTGGCGGTCTGAGCCGCCGCGTAGCTGATGAATTTGCCCACGTCCGTCCTCCGTTGTGACGTGGTTGTTGTATTCAAGCCGCTTGAATCATGCAAGCGAAAAGTTCAAGCAGCCTGAATTAAAATTTTAGCAATATTCCTGACGGTGCGGTAGGCCGCCGTGATTCAGTCTGCAAATTTTGTCAAGCGGCGGTGTTGAGCTTCTGGGCGAGCGCATAGCTCAGGCCCGCTTTTTCGCCAAAGTATATCCAGTCGAGGGTGAGGGCATAGGTCTGGCACAGCGCCATCGCCCCATCCAACTGCGGCCTGCCCTTGGCCTTCTCCCACTGATTATAGGTGTTCCTGGCTATGCCTGCACCTTCGGCAAATTCGGCTTGCGACAGCCCGAGAACCGTCCGCGTCAATTCGAGACGCTTGGCAATGGCGGGGAGTGAGGAACGTTGATTCATGGCGACATGATGTTTTCAGTCGGGCGCGCTGTCAGTTCACATTCAGGGGTCTTGACACTGTTCAAGCAGCTTGAATAGACTGGCGACATGACGAAAATCACAACTGTAGACCAGCTAATCGAGCGCATAGGCGGAACCTCCAAGGCCGCTGTGTTCTTTGCCGTGAACCCGTCCGCCGTCTCAAACTGGCGGAAGTCGAACAGGCTTCCTGCGTGGGTCATCCCGCGTGTCATCAGCCTTGCGGGCGAAAACAAGTTCGCCATTTCCGACAGCCTGCTGGAAACCAGCAAGCCCGGACCGCGCCGCGCATTCGAGCAGTCAGCAGCAGAATAGGGGGAGACTGTCATGGTCATCGTGAAGGAAGAATGCGCGCAATCAAATTTACCAATTCACAATGAATGCACGCGGCAAGCGTCGTTTCGACTTCGTGTCCCCGAATCGACAATCTGGAACGCGCGCAAGATTGCGGACGACATTCGCACGCCGGGCCAAGACACGCGCTCGCTCGTCGAAGAAGTACTGTGGTGGCACAACACGCTGAATGCCACGTCAATCACCTTCGCCGACCTGTGCAGCAGCGAACGCAAGCGGCCTTATGTCTATGCGCGCCGTGACGCCATGCGTCGTCTCCGCGAAGTGCGGGGCTGGTCGTATCCGCGCATAGGTCAGTATTTCGGCGGCAAGGACCACACGACGGTCATGCACAACCTGGCACAGCCGACCATGTGCCCGCCAATCAATCTGCCGCGACCGCCGCGATTGCCGAAGCTCCCGCGCGTTCCCACGCAGCGTGAAATCCAATGGCAGACAAGAAAAGCCAGCGCGAAACGACTGGCTGAAATGGTGGGTCAACCCCAAACGGACGAGGTGAAGCATGAAACTGCTTGAAGCTATCAAGCGCGAAAGCGGCATTCAGGAAATGACTGCCGACAGTATCGCCAAGATTATCGACGAGGTGAACCGCGACCCGCTTATCGGTCTGGGCACCATGTCCAAGAAGCAGCACTTGGTTGACCGTCTGCTTGCGCACTGGCGCATTTGCTCGGCGCAAATCAAGGGCACGCCTGTACGTGACCCGGCGGCGCTGGTTCTTGATAAGCCCATGCCCAGTGCCACGGCTGAGAAGGCCGCGCAGCTTACAAAGGCGGCTGGCCTATGAACAACGCACTGCACAGCCTAATCGTGCCCGGCGGTGCAGTGCCCGCGCGGCTCCGGCTTCACCCTCCTGCCGGGGCCGCGCACTCATGAACAAGTACAAAGCCCGCCCCGTCACGACCGAAGAAGGCCGCTTCGCCAGCCAGCGCGAATACAAGCACTGGTGCGAAATGAAGCTGCAAGAGAAGGCGGGCTGGGTGACAGACTTGGAACGCCAAGTGCGCTTCAAGCTGGCAATCGGCCCGCACCACATTTGCGACTTCATCGCCGACGAAGTGTTCACCGACACCGCCACTGGCAAGCGCGTGGTCGTGGACGTGAAGGGTGTCAAGACACCCGTCTACAAGCTCAAGAAGAAACTCATGAAGGCGCTGCTCAATATCGACGTGGTGGAAGCATGAAAGAACTGCCGACACGCGACTGGTGCAACGTGGAGGGCGCAAAGGCGCTCGCCCGCATTATCACGGCCTACTGGTCGGCGCGGGGCTATCTGGTCAACGTGGAAATCGAAAGCCAGGGCAAGACCGAAAGCGCGCACACGGTTATTGGCATCCGCTCCGACATGGTCGGCGGGGTGCCACGGTTCAAAATCAACAAGGCGGTGAGGGCATAATGTCAGCCTTCCAATCCGCCCGCATGGTCGAAGTCGAGAGCATGACCATCCTGCGCCCGTATCTCAAAGAGAAGACGGACGGGCAGCTTGTCTGGAACGACAAGGGGCCGCTCGCCATGGCCTTGCAGGAAACCGTGGGCGACATGCTGTTCACGAACAAGCAGGGCTTCCTTCGCTCGGTCGAGGTGAAGGCTGAAAGCCGATACACGGGGAACCTGTTTCTCGAGACGTGGTCAAACCGCAATTTGCAGAACCGCCATTCACATGCCGAACGCGGGTCGAACCCAGGCTGGATGTTCAAGCTGAAGGCCGACTTGCTTCTCTACCACTTCCTCGACCGGGATGAGCTGCACACGCTGGATTTCTTCGCCCTGAAGCAGTGGGCCTTCAGCGAAGGCAACCTCTACCGCTACGAGGAAAAGCCCCAGAGCCGACGCGACCAGTTGAACGACACGTGGGGGCGCTGCGTCCCCATCGCGGACCTGAACGACGCTGGCATCATCCTGAACACGGCAAAGCCACTGGCCTTGCAGAACAAGCAACTCGCGGAGGCATTTTGAATGGCCCAGCCATGGCTTCGCCTTTATCGGGGGACTGTCAACAACCCGAAACTTCAACGCCTGGGTCTTGAGGTGGTTGGGTTTTGGACAAACTGCCTCTGCCTGTCAGACGATGATGGGCGCTTGCCTTCAGTGGCTGACATTGCTTGGACAATGCGCCTTGGTGAAACGCAGGTTGAAACGTTTCTTGCAACGTTACAGAGAAACGGACTCATTGTTCGTGTTGGTAACGCAGGGCTGCGCTTGCACGACTGGGACGACCACCAGAAGAGCAGCGATAATTCAACCGACCGGGTTAGAAAATTCCGACAAAAGCGCCAAAAACTCAATGAGGCGCACGATGAAACGCCGTGTAACGTTTCAGAAACGGCGCAGATAAGAGTAGATACAGATAAGAATAGAGAAGAGAAGATTAGAGAGGCGCGCGAACAAGTTCGCGCTGACCCACCAGAACCCCAAATCCTTGCCAAGCCCGTTTTGAAAAAACCAAGCCGGGAAGTTCGCGGAACCCGCTGGCCTGCCGACGCGGTCGTGCCCGACGATTGGCTGGAAGACGGCGAAAATGCGCGGATTGAAGGCCAGTTGCCTGCCATCGACTTGCGCGCCGAGGCCACGAAATTCGCCAACTACTGGGCCGCAAAAAGCGGCGGCGGGGCTACGAAAATCGACTGGAAACGGACGTGGATTAACTGGGCCTTGAACGCCCACGGAGCGCGAAATGGTCAACGAATTAGCGGAAAATCGCAACTCGAACAGCTTTCCGACATTGCCCGCCACGGGTTTGCCGCAGCGCGCGTCATCGACTGACGTTGCCAGGCTCTTGGCCCGCTGTTTGGCGAATTACGGCGAGCGACGAGGCGCGGACATGCGGCTGATGGCGGCGGAATGGCACGCAAGCCTCGGGGCCTATCCCGCCGAACGGCTGAACGCCGCGCTGACCGAACACATCCGCCGCTCGACCTACTGGCCCACCGTTGCCAATCTGGTGGACATCATGCGCGAGCAGATGCCGCCACCGGGACTGCCGCGCCATCTTCAGCTTGAGCAAGATTTCTGCCGCGACGGGCGAACCGAAGCCGAAGAGATGGCGCACCGCGCAGCACAAGTCCTTCGCTGGAAGGCCGACAGTGGCTTTCAGAAGGTCGTGGACGGCGGGGAGGCACCTTCGGCTAGCGCTGCACCCGCCAGTCAGTTTCCGGGCGTCAGCGAGGCCCTGAAGGCCAGCGTTGCGGCACAGCGTGCCATCTCACAGCAAAATTGCAGAACCAAACCATGAAGCGCCAGCCCGACAACCAGCCCCCCGACTACGGCCCCGACGAAGCCAGAACCCATGCGCACTGGGTCTTCGAACAGCCAGACCCCCGCGACCGCTCCACCCGCCGTGTCAGGGTGGAGCAGGACATGGTGGATTGGTACTTGCGGCGCTCCTACCTCGACACCCACGAAGCCGACGCCCTTAAGCGCTGGCACGCCGACGCCTACTTGGCGGGGCTGCTTCCCGCCTGCATTGGCAGCTATCAGCAAGCCATATCCGGGGCGACGGGTGACCTGTCGAATACCCGCCTTGCCGCCCAAGCCCGCCGTGACCATGCTATCTCGGCCCTCATGGCCCTGCACCGTCATGCGGTCCAGTTGGTGGACGCGGTCGCCCTGTCAGGTATCAGCGCCGGGCGGTGGATGATGCAGCACAACGGGGGCAGTCCCAACGAAGCCCTGAACCTCCTGCGGCATGCGGCAACCGCCTTGGCCAAGCACTATGGCTTCAGGACATAAATCCGCTTGCAGCCGAAAAAGAACTAATTCAGAAAACGTGTAGCGGGCGAACTGCGTCTGATTCGCGTTTGCCCGCCGTTTCTCCTCCTCCGTTACGACAAACTTGAACAGGCGTTCGCGGGCCTCGGGCCTTGCGCGCGCCTGTTCTTTTCAGGTGTCCCTGCATGGCTGACCGGACCATATTGCTGGCCCAGAACAAGCGCCATGCCACCCGTGGTCTGTCGGTCGTGAACCCGCAGGAGTTCTTGGCCTACCAAGAAGACGACGACAACCTGACCTATATCGTCGATATGGGAGCCTACCTTGACGGCGCGACCATTGTCTTGGTCACAAGGACGCCGACGGGGGTTGTGATTTCCAACGCCTCGAACACGACGACCCGCCTGACGCAGCGCCTGGCTGGTTATGGTCACGTTGATTTTCGGGTGCAGACTTCGGCGGGTGATACTGAACAATTCCGGGTCTATATCCAGCCTCGCGCGGCAAACCCCGCTTTTTTTTTAACGGCTGGTAGCGGCGGCGGGATTACTGCGCTCGACGGCGACAAGGGCGACGTAATCGTTTCCAGTGCCGGCTCGACGTGGACGTTGGACCCGACTGCGGTTGCCAGTCTGAACGTCTTCACCGATACGCTGAAGGGTATCACCCCGGCCTCTGGCGGCGGCACCAGCAATTTCCTGCGCGCTGACGGCACATGGGCAACCCCGCCGGGTGGTGGGGGTGGCGGTGGCCCGGTCAGTGACGCGGATTATGGCGACATAACGGTTTCCAGCACCGGCACGGTCTGGACGATTGATAACAACGTCGTGACCTTGGCCAAAATGGCTGACATGGCGACGGCCAGTGTGATTTACCGGAAGACCGCCGGAACGGGCGACCCGGAAGTCCAGACGCTGGCGACCCTCAAGACTGATTTGGGCCTGACCGGCACCAATTCCGGCGACCAGACAATTACGCTGACCGGCAACGTCACAGGCTCGGGCACAGGCTCGTTTGCCACGACAATTGCAGCAGGGGCGGTTGGTCTATCGCAAATGGCCAACATGGCCACCTCGAGCCTGATTTACAGAAAGACGGCGGGTTCGGGTGCGCCTGAGGTCAACACCCTGGCCACCCTGAAAACCGACTTGGGCCTGACGGGAACCAACAGCGGTGACCAGACGATAACCCTCACGGGTGACGTGACGGGGTCGGGTACTGGGTCGTTCACCACCGCTATCGGCACAGGGGTCATTGTAGACGGCGACGTGAATGCCTCGGCGGCTATCGCTTACAGCAAGCTGGCCAGCATGACGGGCGGCAGCGTGCTGTTGGGCAACGCCTCAAACGTCCCGACCGTGACCGCACTGACGGGTGACGTGACAGTCAGCAATGCCGGTGTCACGGCGATTGGTTCGGGTGTCATCGTGGACGCCGACGTGAATGCCAGCGCCGCAATTGCTGGAACAAAGCTGGCCTTCACGCAGACAGGCGCGGGCGCTTCAAGCCGCACGGTAGACGCGAAACTCAAGGACGGTTGGGTTTCGGTCAAGGACTTCGGTGCGACCGGCGACGGTGTCACGAACGACACAACGGCCATCGACAACGCGATTGCAGCGGTCAATTCGGCAGGCGGCGGCGTGGTATATTTTCCGCCCGGAACCTACGCGACCACGACCGGCATCACGCTGGGCAATGGCAGCAACACTGCAATGGCTACATCGGGAAACCGCATCCGGCTTGTCGGTGCCAATAGCGGAAGCGGTACGGGTATCACGAACCAGCAAGTCAATGGCTCTTCGCGCATATTGTTTACTGGCACCGCGTCCACGACCGCGCACGTCGTTCAACTCGCAGGCCCGATGCACAGCGTCGGCATGGAAAACCTGACGCTCGACTGTGATAACAAGGCCGGGTATGGGCTTTTGTGCATTCACGTAACTCAGTCAACATTTCATCGTGTTACTTGTCGCAATTACACAAATGTCGGCTATTTCTTGACCACCCGCACGGGCAATCCAACCGGCTGCGCGTTTGGAAATGCTGACAACAGGTTCACCGATTGCTACGGGTTCCTTGACGCCTTTTCGACAAACAACATTCGCGGCATTGTTTTGCACACGGGGGCAAACAACGAGGCGGTGACGTTCAGCAATTCGGGCGGGCATATCCTCGGGACTTACGCGACAGACATCGAAAACTACGCACGCATAGAATTTTACACGACCGGGACTTTGCCTTCGGGCCTGTCCCCTGGCGTTGATTACTACGTCATCCGTCAAAGTGCGACGACCGCAAAGTATGCGACCTCAGTGTCAAACGCGCAGGCGGGAACAGCAATCAGCTATTCGACTGCAGGCTCTGGAACGCACGGCTATGCGAAGTCGATGGTCGGCCAGCCTGACAGTGCCAGAAATGTATTTATTGGCGGCACATACTTCTACAACTACACCGCATCGTCTCACGGTTGCTGGCTGATGGGGGCGGACAACAACGCGCTGTTTGAGGTGCAGTTCCTTCCAGCCGGGCTGGGTGAAACCCTCACATTCTCGGCCAGCGGCGGTCACATCCTCGGAACATACACAACTGACCATGCAGACTTAAGCGCGGTCAGGTTCAGCAAATTTGGTTCCGGCACGCTGCCGACGGGGCTTTCTGAGGGTGTGACGTATTACACGAAGCGACAGAGTGCCACGACCTCAAAATATGCGACAAGCATCGCCAACGCCAACGCAGGAACATTCATCAGCCACACAAACAACGGCACTGGCACGCTAAGTTACTCCGTCGTCGCGCAAGGGTACGACATATATCTCCAGCAGTGGACAACCGAGGGCGGGCTTTTCCCGGTTGAGAATTATTTTTGCAACCTCGGCATGACGCGCGGTGTAGGTGGCAACGGTGACATCGGCTCAACCGGTGGCAATTTCTTTATGCCATTCCCCACATCTGACGGTGGTGGAGGCTTGGACGTTGTATCCGGGGTCAGCGGGATAACAAGCGACGGCAAGCAATACATCAGCGGCAAGCGAGCTTGGCGGTCGCGCCAGGTTACAATGGCGTCAAGCACGACCAACCGGGCAACGTCGAGCAGCACCTTTCAGGACATCACCGACTACAGCGTGACACTCACGACGAAAGCGGACTCAAGGCTCAAAATTACGCTTGCGGGTGCTGCCGCAAAGTTTACAGGCGGATTTGGGTATTTCTGCCTGAACGTGGACGGTACTGACTACTTGGCCCCGCAGGCAATCGTGCACAACGATTCAAACTATTCAGGCGTCAATTGTGTCTACCTTCTGGATGTCGGGGCTGGCTCTCACACTGTGAAGGGTCGTTTCAGGTCAGACGGCACAGGTGACATCAACATCAACAACGGGACTCTGATTGTCGAGGAACTCTACTGATGCACGACAACTTCGACCGCCCGCCCCAGCGCACAACACCGCCCACCGACTGGGACAAGCGCCTCGCCGAATGGGTCAGGCGCAATAAAGTGTAAAATGCTCGGCGAGAGCGCGAAAGAATATTTCAGGACATGACGAACAAACACGGTTTTCAGCCGGGAAACACTCTGGGCGGCAGAAGCAAGAAAGACTTGGAACTCGAAGCCCACGCACGGCTTCACGCCAAGCACGCCATCGACGTTGCCGCACAAATCCTGCTGAACACCGAAGCCAGCAATTCCGACAGGCTGAAAGCTGCACAACTCATTCTCGACCGGGGCCACGGCAAGCCCAAGGAACAAGTGACCGTCACGCATGAACGTCCAGTTACCGAATGGACCGAAGAACAACTCGACGCAGCTATTGCTGGCCTTGCAGGAGAAGCGCGCAAGGGTGAAGGCGCGGCAAAGTCTCATTGAGTTCACGGAATACAGTTACGACCGCTACAAGACCGCAAACCACCACCGGGTCATTGCCGGTCACCTGGAACGGGTCGAACGCCGCGAAATCGACCGGCTCATGCTTTTGGTGCCCCCGCGCCATGGGAAATCGGAAATCGCCTCACGGCGCTATCCGGCTTGGGTGTTGGGCCGCAACCCGACCCGCCAGATTATCAGTGCCAGTGCATCAGAAAGTTTCGCCCATGACTTCGGACGTGAAGTCAGGAACATCATCCGGGACGAACCCTACAGAAGGCTGTTCCCTCACGTCGAACTTGCCGACGACAGCCAGGCATCAGGCCGCTGGCACACAAGGCACGGTGGAATTTTCTATGCGGTTGGTGTTGGCTCGCAGATTCTCGGCAAAGGCGCGGACGAGTTCATCATCGACGACCCCTTTGGCTCCATGGCCGACGCCCAAAGCCCAGTCGAACGGCGAAGGGTGAAAGACTGGTATCAGGGCAGCGTCTACAACCGTCTCATGCCGGGTGGGGCGATTATCCTCATCAACCACCGCATGCATGAAGACGACTTGTCGGGCTATTTGCTGGAACAGCAAGCCAACGGTGGCGACAAGTGGGAAGTGGTGGAATTGCCCGCCATTGACGACGAAGGCCACGCCCTGTGGCCCGAAGCCTATCCGATTGAGGCGTTGCAGCGCATCAAGCGCAACACGCTGCCGCGCTTCTGGTCGGCGCTTTACCAGCAAGACCCGCAGCCTGACGAGGGCACGTTCTTCAAGGCCGATTGGTTCAAGCGCTACGACGACCTTCCCAAGGTCAACGTCTATGGCACCAGCGACTTGGCCGTGACGGACGAAGGGGGTGACTACACGGAGCATGCGGTCTGGGGCATCGGTCCCGACAGCACCATCTATGCGCTCGACTGGTGGCGTGGGCAGACGAATGCCAGCGTCTGGATAGACAAGCAACTGGACCTGGTAGCGAAGCACAAGCCGCTCATCTGGTTCAGCGAGGCGGGCGTCATCAAGCGGGCCATCGAGGGCGTACTCGACCGCCGCATGACTGAACGCAAGACATGGGTTGCAATGGAGTGGGTCAGTTCCATTCACGACAAGCCCACGCGGGCGCGGGCGTTTCAAGCTCTAGCTGCCAATGGCAAAGTAGCGTTTCCGAAAGCCCCGTGGGCGAATGACATCATTGACCAGTTGGTGCGGTTTCCGGCTGGCAAGCATGACGACGCAGTGGACGCTTGCAGCCTCATCGGGCGCGCGGTCGCTGACACGTCGAGTGCCGTTTACAGGCTGGCGGCCCCTCCCAAGGGTGAAGACCGCTACGCCCGCACGCGGTCCTTGGCGGCACAGCAGAACTGGAAGACAGCATAATGGCTTATGACCAGAAAGAAGCGGACGCCTATCTTGCCGACCTGAAGCGCAAAGCCACGGTCGCCATGGATATGCTGGACCGCGCGCGCCGGGACGCTCAGGTCTGGCAAGCGTATTACGACGGAAATCAGTGGACCGACGCCGAGCGCCGCACGCTCGAGGCCCGTGGCCAGCCCGCGCTTGCGTTCAATCATGTGAAGCCTGCGGTCAACGCCATCATCGGCATTGTGGAACGGGGCCGCACTGACCCGAAGGGGTGGGGCCGCACACCGAAGGACCAGGACAGCGCCGAAGTCGCCACGGACGGGCTGCGCTATGTGGCGGACGTGACGCGGTTCCAATCAAAGCGCCGCGATTGCCTCAAGGACTTTCTGGTCTGGGGCATTTGTGCGGGCGTGACCGAAATGGCGGAAGGGGCGGAGATTGGCCTGCGCCGCATTCGGCCTGAAGAGTTCTTCTATGACCCGTATTCACGCGACACGGACTTTGGTGACGCAAGGTATCTGGGCATCGCCAAGTGGATGGACGAGCAGGACATCATCGACCTGTACCCTGACCAAGCCGAAACCATCCGCACGTCGTTCAATTACGACCAGAGTGCTTCCGACACCTACCGCGACCGCCCGAAGGACGGCTGGGCGTGGGTGGACAGCCGAGCGCGCCGCATCATGTGCTTCGAGATGTACAAGCGCAAAGGCGGCGACTGGGAGAAGTGCGTCTTCGTCTCCGGGGGCATCTTGGAAAGCGGCCCAAGCCCGTTCCTCGACAGCAAGACCGGACGCCCGCGCTGTGCCATCCTTGCGCAGTCGGCTTACGTGGACATCGACAACTGCCGCTATGGCATTGTCCGCGACATGCTCGGGCCGCAGGACGCCATCAACAAGGCGCGTTCGAAGGCCGTGCATATCCTGAACGTGGCCAAGCTCAGGGTTGACCCCGGCGTCATCGACATTGATACGGTCAGGCAGCAGTGGGCGAAGCCAGACGGGATTATCGAGGCGCGCGAGGGTCAGATTGAGGAGCTGGGCGACCGGAACTTGGCTCCGGGTCATCTGGAACTGTTGCGGGACGCCAAGGAAGAAATGCGCCGCCAAAGCCCGACGCCTGGCATTGTCGGTCGGCAGGGGGCCAGCCAATCGGGCCGCGCCATTCTGGCCGAGCAGCAGGCTGGCCTCACCGAGCAAGCCCCGCTTCTGGCGCAGTTCGATGATTGGACGCTGCGGTGCTACCGGGCCTTTTGGGACGCCATCAAGCAGTTCTGGAACCAGCCGAAGTGGATACGGGTGACCGACGACGAGAATGCCCCGCGCTTTGTGGGCTTGAACGTGCCCCAGCCTGCCATGGACCCGATGACCGGCATGCCGCAGATTGACCCCATGACGGGACAGCCTGCCATGCAGATGCAGAACGCGCCCGCCGACATGGACGTGGACATTGTCATCGACTCGACCCCGGACACGGCAGTCATTCAGGAAGAGCAGTTCCAGCGTTTGGCTGAACTGGTGCAGGCGGGCATGCCCATTCCGCCCGACGTGCTGATTGAAGCCTCGAGCCTGCCGAAGAAGCGCAATTTGCTGGACAAGCTGAAACAGGCGCAGGAACAGCAGGCGCAAATGGCCCAGCAGCAGCCCAATCCGGCCATGGTGCAGATTGAGGCGGAGAAGGAAAAGCAGGCGCTCATCCTTATGGCCAAGCGGGAACAAATGGCCATGGACGCCGAAGCCCAGCAGCAGCAAATGGTCCGCCAGCAGCAAGCCGAAGACATGAAGCATCAGCGCGACATGCAGTTAGCGCAGTTCAAGTTTGTGAGCGACCGGCAGGGCCACGTCAACACCATGCGCGAGGCCAGCATGAAGTCGAGCATTCGCGCCCGTGCCACGGCAGAACCCATGGAAGGCGACGACATGGAAGAGCCCAGCATCAGCTACCTGACGCCGGGCGAGGAAGCCATGGTGGCGGCACAGCAGCAGACGGCACAGGCCATTATCGCGGTGCAGGCGCAGACGGCGGAAGTCATGGCGCAGAACGCACAGGTCATGGCCCAAGCGGCGGACGGCATCGGGCAGGCGGCGCAGGCGATTGCACAAGTGGCCGGGGTCATGGCCGCGCCCAAGCGTTTGGTCAAAGACCCGCGCACGGGTGAGAAGCGGGTGGAAATTGTGACGGGGTCAATCAACTAATGGCCATTCAGCTATCGACAGCGGTGCGCAATGCGCGCCTCGACGCAATTGAAACCACGGTGGGGACCAGTGCCATCATCCGCATCCGCACGGGGGCTGCCCCTGCCAACTGCGGAACGGCTGACAGCGGGACCATCCTGGCTGAACTGACACTGCCTAGTGACTGGATGGCCAATGCGTCGGGCGGCACGAAAGCCTTGGCGGGAAGCTGGCAAGACCTGTCGGCCAACAACACGGGCACGGCGGCGCATTTCCGGCTTTACGACAGCCTTGGCACCACCTGTCACCTGCAAGGCACGGTCACGGCGACGGGTGGCGGCGGGGACATGGAAGTCAGCAGCACGTCCTTCACGGCGGGGCAGTCCTTCACCATCAACACCTTCACGCTTACAGACGGGAACGCCTGATGGCTGATAACGTAGGATATACGCCCGGCTCTGGAGCCACCATTGCTGCCGACGACATTGGCGGTGTGCTTTACCAGCGCGTCAAGATAACTCACGGCGCAGACGGTATTGCGCACGAAACGTCCAACGGAAATCCGCTTCCGACCGAAGAGCGCGGCGAACTGTTGGAGGCCATCGAAGCCCTGCGCATGGCGGTGCAGTCTTTGACCCGCACGCAAGGCATGGCCATGCCGGATACGGCGGGCAGGCTTCGTGTGCTGGCTGAAAACCCGACAGCGGCCAACCTCAACGTGACCGCAACGATTGGTTCTGGAACCGTCACGACAGTTTCAACGGTGACCAACCAGTCCCAGGCGGGAACCTTCGCCATGCAGGACCACATTCCTGCCCTCATGCATTTGCAGGCGGACAGCCTGCGTAGAAACATAGCGGTGACGTAATGGCCACGACCAATGGCAATCGGAAAATCCTCGACCTGAAGCGGTGGGAGTTCTGCACCCCGGCCCCGCAGGCCACGGCAGCGGCGCACTTCATTGTGTCGTCGCGTCATTATCGGCAGCAGCAGATGCTGGTTACATCTGCCACAGGCGCGCAGATGTACAATCCGAATGAGGACGGGTGGGTGGCGCTTCCTTCACCCGCCCTTGGTGGTGCCTTCGCTGCCGGAGCATGTGGAACTGGAACTGCAATCGGTCCCTCTGGCACAGCAACCAGCGGCACCACATCGACCATCGTCACGAACCTGACGCTGGCGCGGGACTTGCGTGGTTACAGCATTCACATCACCGGTGGGCCTAATGCCGGTGTGACGCTGGCCATTGTCAGCAACACAATCGGCACCAACGCAACAATCACTGTCGCAGCACAAGCCAGCGCGTTCAGCGCCTCCACCACTTACCGACTTCTTACCCCACGCTGGTATATCTTGAACGCTGTTGCCTCTGCGGGCACGACGACAGCCAACTTATTCAGGTTCTACGATTTTGCCACGAACGTATGGACATCTGCCGAAACTGGAGCGACAGACGGCGTAGCCCCGGCAGCCGTAATCGGA